CGAGCCCCGTAGCTGTCACGCTACAAAGCTCGCGCTCCTGTACTTTAGGGATCCATCCCGACGAGTACCATCGTCATACTCTTTCCTCGAAGGAGATTCACTTCTATGCCGTCTCGATCTACCTTTCAATCGGTCTATGAGCAGGATAAGATAACCTACACCCATTGGGGTGATTCGGTGTCTTACCTTTCCTCACAGTCCTCGTCCACTAAATCGTGGACGGATTCCGTTACATTCGGGGATAATATCCCAGATTGGCGGGAGTGTTTACGCCGTGGCGATAATGCTACGACGTCGATGCAGGGTAGTAAGTCCGAGCTCAGGGTGACACCTGGGCGATTTATGGTCCGTAGAGTTAATCAATACGGGCCGTATGGGACAACCGAGGCGACAGGTAAACTACGCTTAGCGCTAGATTTACCCGTGAAAAATCCTTCTGATCTGAGTGTCACGAATGCCGACAATCTGGCCCTGGGAAAGTTTGCTCAGAAAGTCTCTTTAGCGCAGACCGCTATTCAAGGCGGTGTTGTGCTTGGGGAGCTAAGGCAAACTCTTCAATTGATCAGAAATCCAGCACTAGGACTCCGTCGTCAAATTGACGACTGGCTAGAGACCGCTCGGCGCATCCGCGCCCAGCGAAGACTAGCCGCAAAAGCCGCACATTTGCGGCGTATTGCGAGCGATATTGCTGATTCATGGCTTGAGGTGCAGTTTGGATGGAAGCCCCTTCTGTCGGACATAGAGGCGGCGTGCTTAGCACTCCACCGCTATAAATCCGGTCAGTCGGTGTCTACGCGCCGTGTTACGGCGACGGAGACACAACAGGACGACTCTCCAACTCAGCGTTCCTTGCAAGGTGAAGTCCTTGCTTTTTGGTACGCTCATCTGCACGCGACAGAGTACCGTCAGGTAACCTATCGCGGAGCCGTGAGAGTGGAGGCGCATGATCCTAAACAGTTGGACCCGAGATTGATCGGTTTTAACCCCGGTCAATTTCTGCCCACTGCCTGGGAACTTTTGCCTTACTCGTTTCTGGTCGATTATTTCTCCAATATTGGAGGGATAATCTACGGTTGGTCTAATCTCTTTACACAGCTAGCGTGGGCCAATAGGACCACGAGGCAACGTACGGAGATGGACCAATGGACCTCTGTACCGGATGAATACTACAAAGTAAATCAGCCGGGTGATCAGAGGTATACCGTAAGTATGGTGCCAGCAAGAATCGTCAGCTCCAGGACTCTCGTCTCGAGGGCGAAGTATACTGGGACAGGTGTCCCAGGCTTGGCCTTTAAGATTCCCGGTTTCGGGAGCTTAAAGTGGCTTAATGTAGCCGCTCTAATTGCGAGTCGCAAAGCTGATCGTAAGTGGACTTTCGACTAAGTTCCATATGGAGACTACGATGACTAAGATCGATGATCTGGTGACCGTAACTGTTGACCGTGTGTTCCAATTGTTCCTTGTGGACGACGAGCGTTATGAACTCGTCGACCTCGTGGATGAGATGACTGACGACTTCAGTGAAGGCGTCAGGCTTCGCGTACCACAAACAACGAACGAACGGACTAAGTTGTTTCTCCAGCAAACTATTGAAACGTTTGCTTTAGGAGCTGTCAGTATGACGATGATCGCCCTCGCGGGTCCGTCCCAAGGTGAGGTCACCCTAACTACTGCGACCCGGGCCCAGCGCGCAAGCGCCAGCCTGGATCGTATGGAGTATAGGATTGCCCTAACCCAAGGGGATCCGAGAGAGGTGGCATCATCATTTCTGTGGTTCCTCTGGTCAGCATTCAATAAAAGGCTGAGAGATGAACACATTACCAACAGCGTCCATTTTGGACATGGAGCTCAATCATGACGATTGCAGTTGCTTCTCCCATGGCAGGTAACGCCACCCAGGCGTATACCGGTCTGACGAACCCTACTTACACCATCGCGGCCGATCAGGCCCCGGTGAATGGTAAGCAGTACGTCGTAACGACGCTCGGCGGCACCCAAACAGGTGTCGAGGTGAGCGCCGCGTCAAACCCGTTCACACTCCTGTTCACTCGGCCGGCGGTCCTCCGTGGACTGCCACCGTTGAACGTGAGCGGTCAACTCGCGAACGTCCCAAAGAACGTCTGGGCTGTGACACTTAATAAAGGTGTCGACGTCCTCTCAGGGCAACCGAAGCAGATCTTCAAGATCCGCACGGAATTCGCTTTGCCGGCTGGTGCCGACTTAGCGGACCCTGAAAGCGTTCGGGCCGCGATTTGTGCTTACGCTGCTGCTCTCTGGGAGAGCGGCAACGATCTCGCCGATTCGATGATCCAGGGGTCCCTCTAATTAGGGGGTCCAGGATGGATCGAAAGTGTACGAGGCGAAGGCGCGTAAAAAACGCTTTCTACTCGTTCGGCGTGGCGGTCATTTGCATAGCTGCAGTTGACCCGGATGTACGGCAATTTGCCATACGTCTGCTAGAACATGTTCTGTTCTAGGCAAGACACAAATCTTCGAGTTGTAAAGGAAACGTGCTGATTATGGCTAAGTCAGATGAGCTCTTTTCCTGCCTGATGGAGGATCTGTCGGGCTACCTTCCTACCGGATTCAAACCCGGTGACGGATGGTCGCCAGAACTATCGACCCAACAGGTGGCAGCTATTTCTCTGACAAAGTCGTTCCTAAAGAAGTTTTTAACTTCCGGAAGGACGACCCCAGAGGGAGATGCAGTCGCCTGGGACAAGTTTCTGCGTTCGAATGAACGATGCAGGACTTGGTCGTTAGAACCAAATACGAGTCTCGACGAAGAATTGTGCGGCGAGTTTAAAAGCTTGCTTTACCGATTCTTCTATCCCGAGGGGCATAACCTTGTCTTTCACCTAAACGATCTCTTTGATCGTGGTCGGTGTGGACCTGGTGTTGCTGTTGGGGCACGAGGAGAGGACTTCTATACGAAGTTCTTTGACTCACCCCTTACTTGTACGACGGAGACCCTAACAACCGCATATAGTAACGCGGTAGCTAATGATCTGAGGTCGACATGGGGCGCCGCGGAATCCAACCGCGCCGCTCGGTACTCGGAATCGGAGTTAGTTCCAGGTAGTAGGTTCAGCTTCGTCCCGAAAGATGACACTACATCCCGTTTGATTGCCATTGAGCCCTCGCTGAATATGTTTTATCAGCTTGGCCTCGGCAGGTTGTTGGAAGAGCGACTCGTGTCCTTCTTTGGACTCGATATCGCGTCCCAATCTCAAATCAACCAGGAAGGTGCTCGTGTCGGATCGCTGACTGATGGTCTGGCTACGCTAGACTTAAGCAGTGCTTCTGACTCAGTGGGTAAAACCATGCTAGAGTGGGCTCTACCTCGTCCTATAAAGGACTTGTTATGGCTGCTGCGTTCGCCAAGCGGCGCGCGCATCTCCCCTGTAAAGGGGTCTCCTAGCGAGCAACTGGAGTTACACATGGTTAGTACGATGGGGAACGGTTTTACGTTCCCCCTAGAAACCCTTGTGTTCTCCTGCGTCGTAGTCGCGTGTATTAAGTCTTTCCGGGTAACACCGGTTCGACCATACACCATTTCTTTCCCAGAGGGTTGGAGAGACATTAATCTCCTCCCTTATTGGGGGGTCTTTGGAGATGACATCATTTGTCATCCGCGCGTGGCACGTCGTGTCATGCGCCTCCTAGACCTCCTAGGGTTTGAAGTGAATAGCGACAAGTCCTTCGTTGAAGGTGTCTTCCGAGAGTCTTGTGGTCGTGACTTTTTTAAGGGTCATGACGTTCGTGGCGTCTACATTAAGCGCCTCGATACACCTGAATCTCGCTACGTTGCTATCAACGCACTGAACGTTTGGTCTGCCAAGACAGGGATTCCCCTGCCAAGGACGATCAGGCGGCTAGTGGACTCAGTTCGGTGGTTACCAATTCCACCTGCTGAGAACCATGATGCTGGAATACGGGTGCCTTTCGAGATGGTTAGAAAGTCTCTTCGATCGAGCAAGAAGACGCAATCGGTTATATACCGAAAACGTCTCAGCTCTCCGAAAAGGCTTACCATCAAGGACGGTGAAATCCGTGTTCCAAAGCAGTTGAAGAGGCGTTTTTACAACCCCGAAGGGTTGCTACTAGCGTTTCTTCATGGCAGCGTTCGTGACTGCCATATCTCGCTTAGGCAAAGCGAGGTACGGTACCACACGAAGCAGGGTGTAACCCCTTATTGGGATTACATTCCTCCTACAAGCGACATTGCGT